TTACATCGGCATATTGACTTTGCCCTTCAAAGTATCTATCTGCGTTTGTCTGCCCAGTAGCGGCTGTTGATGTAGCTGTTGCTTCAACAATGTAAGTAATCCCAACATATTGCTTGTAATCACTATCCGACCTCCACTCTGCATAATAATTTGTAAGAGCGGGATTAGCCAGATTCTCTACTTCAAATAAATGAGTAAAAGTATCACCAGTGTTCCAAGTTGTAGTCGTGGGACTTGCTGGTACTGCCTCAAACTTAGGTTCACCCCAGTAATGCTTAAAAGTTGACCAATGTGGAGTAGTTCCCCATCTATCAGACCAAAGCCTTGCTGTCGCTGTTATTTTAAGTCTTACCGTCTTACTGTCTTCAGTAATATTATAATGAGCTGTAACTGATTTACCAGGTTCATAGTTATCGGCTCTACCTAAAGCTTCATATAAATAAGCTTGTTGCCTGCCTCTATGTCTATTATAAAAATTAGCACCCGCTACCCTTAATCTTAAACCCGCCTTTGTCATTGTCCCTTGGCTATTTTGAGTGTTTCTAAAAGGATTACTGCCATCTAAATCTTCTGTCACAGTGAATTCTGATCCGTAGTCAAAACCCCAACTAGAACTTCTAACGTCATAACGAATAATATTCCAAGAATGAGTTTCTCCTGTTGCAGTTTGCATTGCACTGGGCAATGAATATTTAACGGCTGTGTATTCAATTTCTATATTTCTTGACCCTGCAAGCCTATGCTCTTTAGTGACTTTCTTCTCTGCTCCTTCAGGCCAACCAGAAGGTACCGCGCCAAATAACTCCCAAGCAAAGCCACCCATGACCCCACCATTAATGTTTGTCGGCTCTGAATAGATTCCCACCTTTTCAACAGAGGTTATCTTATTTTCTTGGGATTCAATCTCAGGTATTCGATGTTTAATTCCTATTGATGAAGGATAGCTTTTTGTCGTTACAGTTGTTGTAGCTGAATAACTATTTAAGAACTCTTTGTTATACCTAATGTCTGCAATTTTAGACTCTCTACCAACAGCATTTAATCTAAAAGATTCTCCTCCCACAGTTATATCTTCTGCCAAAGAAGTACTGCTATCTTGGTTCTTATTCCCCAAAATCCATATATCCCTCTCTAAACCTAAATCATTCATCGCTGCTCCACTTAAAGGCGTAAATCTAAATTCATAAGTACCTTTAGGTTGGAATATCCGAATGAAATTATATTGATCTATTGGTCTATTCCCTACTACAACAAAAGTTTTATCAACAACATTCCAACTGGTTTCACCTAGTTTTCTTAATTCAAGAAAGAAAGCAGACGAACGCTTTATGTAAGAGCTATTCGTTCCAGCGGTAACATCGACGGCTTCTCTATCAAGATTTACTAGCTCCGCAGGTTGGGGTATGGATTGGAAATTCGCGAGACCCGACAACCTCTGAAAAACTTTCGACCTAATCCCAAACTCTGTTACTTCACAAGAACGAGTATTTCTAATAACTCCTCTTGCTACTTTCATTAAAGGATAAAAAGCAATACCTGGTGAAGGTTTATGTTCATCATGTTCAGGGGTCGAGGGATCATCTATATTTCCCATATCTGTTACATAACCCAAAGCTGGATCTAGAATTTTTACTTCATCAACAAACCCTATTCTTTTAAGAGCAGAATTAGGAACTTCAATACATTCTAAAGTTACATCCTGATTACCAGAGTTTTCATCATCTGGATTCCAAAAAGTTTTGCTTCTTGAAATTACTTTAAAAATTACACTTCCAATCATATAAGTTTCACCTAATTGCAAAGCATCTTCTGCTACTAAGTTCCCTTCTTGTACTGCACTATTTATGTCATCTACTTTTACTCTCTCGTCGTCATTAGCTCCTCCATAAAGAGTTTCCGGTATTTTATTAGAAGAGATGCGAAAAATAATTTTATCTCCCACACTAATGTCTTTTTCTTCTATTCCTGTAGAAGCAGTTGGTGCTGCTCCATTAATTCTTATAATGCCCATCCTTCTTGAATAGGATCTTCCCGTTCCACCCATCCCATAACTTCTTAATTTGCGTTGCCAGCCACCTCCACCTTGTCCTGCTGTATAGCCACTAGCACCATTCCTATCACCTGATATTTTTAATCTTTCCCAGCTTTGTTTTCTTAGTGTGCCTGGGTGCCCATCACCTTGATCTTCTGGGTTTCCTACAACTTGCCATTGAAGTTTATAAGGGGTTGCATTGTGAATAGGTTCATAGCACCCAAATTCTGCATTACTGCTGGGGCTATGAACTGAACAGAAACCACGAGGATCGCTGTCATAAGAAACAGGGCAATCAAAAGCATCTTCTAGTTTGTCTCCACTTTCTCCTACTTCTGGATCGCCAGTTGCAGGGCCGCCAATCGTTCCATATCTTTTATTCCCCGCCCTAATTCTTGACCACCCTGACTTAGTTGTATTGTTCTTCCAATAGAACGCAAAGGTATGATCATAAATTCCATCTAAAGGAGTATTTCCTAAATAAATTCCAGCTAAATCAGGAACAACAATCCCATCTGTTGTGTCGTTGCTTTCATATCCCTGTTCTCCAACAACAAACATTAATTTAACTGCTTGTTCTAAGCCATAACTAAACATCCGAGACCAAACCATTGGAGGCTGAATAAACATTCCCCCCTCTATTCCTGTATAACGTCCGAAAACAATAGGGATAGGTGTCCCATAATCTGCTAAATCAGCCTGACTTTCAAATCCGCTAGTTGGAGAGAATCGACTTCTACCTGTAATGCTGTCTAAAGTTCTACGATCTATTGCACCAGGAGCTTTTGGTTTTGGCTGCAACAACATCGAGACAGCCGTTAACGTAATTCCTACTAGAATTTGACCTAAAACATTTAATCCTCCCGCAGCCGTTGTTAATTCAGCTTTGATGTCAGGGACTAATTCATAACCAGCGGGCCTAATTCTTCCTTTCTTCCTTACTTCAGCAACAAAATATCTATATTCTTCCTCACTTAATCCAATTGTTTTTATTAATTCTTTCTCGAACGGAAGCAGTGGAGCTTCGTAAAGTGTTGCACCGTAGACCACGCTACTTTCCCCTGTCTTGCGCTCGCGTATAGAACGCCTGTCTCCCATATCACCGCGAACACCCATGTCTCTTCAGGTATAAGTAGTAAGTCCCCTTCAGTGTACCGAGGCTCATGAACTCTGACGAAACTTCCGTACAGTTCTCTCAAGATATGACTTCTACTAGCTCTATACCATCCATCGTCGAAAGGTGGTGCTTGGATTCCGAGCCTATCGAAGGCGGTATAGCAGAGATGTATGCAGTCTATGGAGCCGTCGCTCCCATCAGCGCCCAATCGATAGGGCATACCGATGAGGCTGGCGATATCACCGTAAGCTGACACCGCTAGTTGTAGGTAACGAACCAACTAAAGATTGAGTTAATCGTCTCATAGGAACATCACTTCCTACCGCATCAATTACAGTACTTAATGTAACACTTACAGTCACCTCATCCCAACTGCCACCTGCAATCTGCCCATAGTATTGATACAAGGGGTTAGTAGTAGCAAATGATGTTTTATCGTCTGGATCTAAAAGCAAAACTTGAACATGTGCAATCCAAGGTGCTTTTCGTGATCCACTCGAATCGTAAAACTCCATCGCATCAATTGCCCAAGCCTTACTAATATCATTAACAGGAAAAACTAGTGACGCTTCCGTTCCATCACCTGACCTATTTAAAGTTACTCCGCTAAATCCAAAGGCTAAAAACGAATAATCATTACTACTATATGTAACTGATTCTCCAATGAAAAAATTTTGGAACCGATATCTAACATCGTTTCCTGCTTTTAACGTAAGAAAGTTACCAAATGCGGCTTCCATTAGACCCCTATCCTCCGTCTAGTGGATTGACTAGTTTGTAATTTTCTAAGGGTTGCTTGTTCTCCACGTCTTGCTCCTTCTATTGCAGCTTGTTGTACTCCAGCTTGGAACTCAGAGTAAGAAACATAAGACACATCATTAATAACTTGAGTGTTAAAAGTGACGTCTATTGAACCACTAACTCCTCCAGAAATTCCGCCTGCTTCACCATCGCCCCCGCCACCAGCAAGAACAGCATCACCTCTTGCACCTCCAGCGTAGCGAGCCATCGCATCAGTCATCTTCGACTCAGGGATGACATATTCACCTTCACCGCCTTCACCAATTAGTGCATTAGTTGGGCTGCCAACATATCCTCCTTCCGCTAGGCCCAACCCACCAGTATCGAAAGAATTTAAAGCTGGATTGGTTGTTGATTGGTAACTCGACCCCAACGTGGAACCTTGCATTCCTGTTGAACCAATCTGACCAGTAGAAGTAAATGTTGAGCCAGCAAACATCTTCAAGATGCTCAGAGTTAATTGCTGCGCTGCCATTTCAGCAGCCATATCTAAGAAGGAGTTTGCAATTTTCCTCGTGAAGGCAGCGAAGGCTTCTCCTGCACTCATGCTTCCGTCAATAATTCCTTTAAATGAATCTTTAAAAGCACTTCCAATAGCTTGTGCTGCTGAAATTATTTGATGTGTCTTACTTGTTAACTTCTTAAGGTTTCTCTCTATCTCCTCAATCTTGCCTGGAATGGTTTCAGTAGCACGCTTAGAAGCTTTATCTACTGCACCTATATTTGCTAATAGCCCACCAATCCTAGATTCTATCCTTGCATAAGCCTCTTCTAATTCTTTAAGTTCTCTAGTTACCCTCTCCGCTGGAGATTCTCCTGCTAAAGCCTTTTGACTTCCTGCATCATCAGCCATGAGCAGGGCAAAAGTTCTCTTAGTCCAATACCAAATTTTTTCTTTAAGACCTACCTGTTTAATTAAAGACTTATTCTCTTCGAACTGTATTTCGAGTAGTAAACCTTGTAGTTTCACTTGCATCTCTGCAGCAGAAGTTGTTTCTAACGCTGCGATTAATCTTTCTTGTTCTTGGAAACTAAGATCTTTAGAAAGTACATTTATGGCTTCTAACGCACTTGCTTGATCCTGTATTCTCCCAACAGCCATTAAGCCTGAAGCATCTCCACCAAAGAATTGACCAAATAACTCAGCATTTTCTGCTCCAAATCTCTTAAATGTTGTTGCAACTGTAAGAGCTTCTTCTTTCGTTATCTTCATATGTTTAGCCATCTTCTCTATTTGCTTGGCACTGAAACCAGCACCATCCCCAATGCGGGACATTGAACCGTTTGCTCTGGCTATTTCTCTATTGAACTTGTCTGCATTTTCAACCCATTGACCTGCTGCTGTACCAACAACAGAAGCCGCAAAACCAAACCCTCCGCCAATTGCTCCGCCAAGCGCACCACCAATACCACCACCAATAGCAGAAGCTCCTCCTTGGCCAAAGAGTAGTGGGAAGCCACCACCAATCATTGCACTACTAACTGCACCTCTTGCCCCGCCTTGGAATAATCCTTTTTTCTTATTCTGTATATCCTCTATCTTCCCATTAGCTGTCATTATTTTCCCTCTTTGGGCGAGAACTCTGTTTATTCTTTCGTCAATACTTAGTCCTCGTGTGCGTTGGACTTCTCTCTGATACCCAAGCCTTACTAGTTGCCTCTGTTTAAGTACATTATCCTGAGCAGCTTTTTTATCTACCGCAGCGCTCCAGGCACCGAAACCGCTTGGTTGTATATTTCCTGATCCTATAGATACACCTTTTTGTAAAGTCGCCGCAGCAAGCGCACGCTTTCTAGTCATCCTATCCATATCATTAGCAACCGTATCTATATCTACTCCTAGTTGTTTAGCCCCCGCACTTGTCAGTTTAAAGTCCATATTTATTCCCTTCAAAAATCTACCCGTATCTAATGCTGCTTTACCAAAGTTGATTAAGGATGCTGTTGTCTTTCTTGTCTCTTTACCTGCTTTAAATACATTCTCTACTGTTTTCCTTATATCGCCTCCGAAAGCCATATAGGCAGCAGCAGCTATAGCTAGATACTCAGGTTGAACATGCCCTAACTGTTGCCCTATTTGATTTAATACTCCGAGGAAACCATTGGCACTCTGAGTGGCCATTTCAATCCCAGTATTTAAATCTGGAAGATTAAAAGGCATCGGGATGCTCGATAATTTATTGACCTGTGCTGCTATGGAATTCTGAGCAGCAAAGTACCCAGAAACTCCCATCGTTCCTGCGGCGGCTGCTCCAACTTGCAGCCCTCTACGCTCAAATCCAGTAACACCAAAGCCTCTTCCTCCTGGTCTGAATTTTTGGGCTGCCGCACCAGCTCCACTCGCAGCATTCCTTGCTCGCTGAAGAAGACTTACAGATTTCTCTTCCTTAATATTTATCTTGCCCATTAACCTATCTCTCTCTTTTAACTCTTCGTTTATTAATTCCTCTATTGATTTTACTTTTGCTACTTGAGCACTAAATCCTTCTTCAGTCGTCAACATCCTGTTAAGGATGGCTTCTTGTTCTCTTAAAGTTTTCTGTAATCCCGATAAACCTGGACCAGCAGTTATGCCCTCTTTTTGAACAATTCCATCTAATATTCTCTGCCTAGCTATTAATTCTTGGTTAACCGCAGATTCTACTTCTCTTACTTTAATTACCTGTGCTAAATATAAAGAATTACTTGATAAAAGCTTCTCTTGCTCTAAAACAGCCGTGGACATTAAAGACTTTAATCCCTTTAATCCTTCTCCCTTAGCTAACTCAATTAATCCACTAGTTGTATAATCTATCTTCTGATTTAACTTATCAAATGCACCAGATACTTCAGCTATCTTCCCTGGAATGGAATCAGTAAATTGCCTAAATGCTTTCCCTAGTTTGAATGTTTGAGGTATTAACTTATTTATACTTGATCCCAGTAAAGTATATGCAGCTACACCTCCTCCAACAGCCGCTGTTAGTCCTATATGTGAAGCAGCGAAGGTGTTGAGTGCTCCACTAGCTTTAGTTACTAGCCCAGGGAAATAGGCTAACTGGTCCGCAAAAAACTTCGCCTTTCTTGCGCTTGCCTCTAAATAGGAAGCTGAAGCAACTAAACCACTTGTTAATAATCCAGTTTTTAGTATGAAGTCCCTGGTCTTCTGGCTAGCTTTTGTAAAAGCAGCATCTAATTTGCCAACGTTTTTAGATGCCTTATTCGCACTAGCTCCAACACCATCAAATCCCTTACCTGCAATTACATCTAGCTTCTTTTCTATTCGATCTAAACTCTTAAATAAACGATCAGTAGCCTGTTTTATCTGACGATCATTTACTTTTAATTCAATCAGGCGGGTATAGTCAGCCACTTTTTACCGCACCCTCGAAAAACTATTCTTTAGTTTACCTGGCCTGCACTCTTCTAGCAGCCCTATTTTGAACAGCGTCTTTTTCTCTTTCCCTTTCTTCATTCTGTAAATCAAAATAAGCAGCCCATCCAGTCATCTCTTCCCTAGTTAACTCCTTAGTTAAACGAGATACAGTCATACCTAACTCTTTGGCTAAAGAGAAGATAAAAAACCACTGCCCGTCAGCTTTTTAGATCAGCTTTCGCTTCGTCCACCTCCTTCTCTGTTCCTGATTCAAGCATCGCTAATTGAATCTCTTGAAGAACCGCTGCTTCAACTTCTCTCTTTAAAACAGCCCGATCACCATCTGCAAAAAGTCTCTTTCCGTTTTCATCAAGAGCCTTTTCAATCATTAAAGACAAAGCAAAATCATTTGTATCGTCAGTCTTGGATTTGCCCTGGATCGATTCACGCTCAGCAATTGTTAGAGGATGCCAATACACCTCTAGTATTACTTTATCGTCCTTCTTGATCTCATGCTGATAAAGCTGGCTGACCCCGAATTTACTGCGGAGTAGATCGACTGCGCGTGCCATAAGAATCTTTAACTAGGTTAATAATAGTACACTAAGCGTTTGCTGAGAACTGGCAAGAAATAACTCCTAAGAAATGAGGAGCATCATCTAATTCAATCGGCGAAGGCCCAACAATATCTGTAACGCGAGGCTTACAACTAAATGTATCGGTGTAATCACTAGCGTTTACCGAAGTAAGACCATCTATAACTGCTTCACTGATGGAAGACAGAACAGACGTTCCAGCATCTTTGGGTACATAGACATTGCATTGGATCACTCCAACGTAATAGTCAGAAGCAGCTCCTTGATTTTGAATCGTGGATCGACTGAAATCGACTGACATTCCGATGTATTTAATTCCCTTACTTGGAGTTATGAAAGGAGTGTTGTCATAAACCATCTTCACGGTTGCATCTGCGGAAGCAACGGAATCGGTTACTGCTTTTTCGAAAGCAGCACGAGTATTTACAAGTGTCATGTTGGGTATTTAGTGAACGTGTTTGGAAGGTCTCCTACTCTTATATCAGTCTTTTTATCACTCATAAACGTGTTGATCATGGCATTTAACCCGTTATCTCCTTGTAGAAACCTAATTATTTTGGCTTTTCGAGAAACCAAAGCATAAGGAGTGTACTTCGCTGTATTTCCTATAAAAACGGACTGATTAAGACGAAAAGTATTCCTTACGGGGTGTCTAGGTTCAATTAAAGGACTAAAACCTGGTAGTAATCTTGGCTCTTTCGTGTGGGTGTACTTGATTCTTGCCCATTTAGGAAAGTTTTCCCGCTTTTCCACAGGGCGTACTGGAGATGAAGAAGCCTTCCAACTAGATGCGAAAAAGCCTGTTAAAACCGGACTCACACTCTGTACTGATAGATCAGCGACCGTTGCAGCCACTAAATCATTCAAATCCTGAGTGATCGTGTTTTGTAAATCACGTTCAAGAGTCTTGGTTAGATCAGCACTATTTGCAAAACCTTTAGGGGCGGGCCTTCTCTTTTTAGCCATTAGAACCTAACCCTAAGTACAAATAAGTACGTTTGACCTCCTCTATACGTATGAATATCTGTTATTTGAGCAGTTCTATTTGATCCTGAGTAGGACAAGATGACCTCATCTTGCAAAGTAGGTTGATTACTCCCTATTAAATCGGGTGTTATGTAGATTTTTGCCTCTCTTTTCTCTCCATCATCGCCTTCTTCAGATCTTACAAATTCGATCGGAACTGAGATACTTGAATAAGTTGTATTCGTTGTGGATAAAGCACCTGTAGAGGTGTTGTAGGAGGGAGAAACTTTACGTGTGTATGTAATTGTTGTATTCAAGGCAGAACCAAGGTCAGCAACAACTTGCTTGGCTACATCCTTGAAAAGTGTATCTAGAGCTGCCATTTAACCCCTCACTAAGCGAACTTGGTAAGCACCAGAACCACCAAGGCAATAAGCACCAAGATAGGACTGAAGCCACGGATAAACGTCAAAAACATTGTTGATAGTTCCAACGCCCTGACTATCGGTGTTGTACTTCACTTCAATGTCACCTAGTTTCACTTCTTCATATGTTCCGTCAGTACCTTTATTACCAGTTATTGCATCTGTGTCATTAGCTAAAGCTCTTGCTAATTCATATTGAGCGTATTTAATTCCATTCGGAATAGCGGTACAAACTAATTCCACATTATCTACATGATAGTTATTTCGAGGCCATTTCAATGCTTGATCGTTATCACACCGATCTCCTAAAAAATTAAGACTGTCTATCCAACGGCAAGCAGATATTAATGCTCGATTCTTTTGGTCATCAGATTTGTCGTCCCAGGTTGATTCTTCTGGAGCGGTTTCAAAATATGTGTTGGCTTCTGCCAAAGTCACATAGCTATTTGAAGTTTCTCCCTTCAACGTAGCGGTAATAGTTGCAGCCACTTTTACTTAGTAAGCGTCTTTACCAGTATATCGGCAAGAAAAAACCCCGCTTGCTCAGGGCGGGGTTAATTATGCAAACCTATCTTAATTATCCCTTAGAGGGTTGAGGTATCAAGAGGTGTGTTAACGGTTAGCTGAACCATAGGAATGAGATCTATGTCATAGGTCGCAGTCCAGTTGGCCTTAGCACCAAGAACACTATTGGTTGGGTTGTCAGCAGCATTGCCCCACTTAGTACCCATTACGTGATACGCAGTGTGGTAATCAACTGATAGAACATCCTGCTTAGACAAGATGTTGCGATCAGCTTCAATACGAAGGTCTTGCTGAACACCTTCAAGGATTGTGCCCTTCTTAAGTAAGTAGCAGTAGTACTCCTTAATGTGACCGCTAGAACCAGGCTGAACTGTGTTCACCTGAGAATCCATGATGACGTCTAAGCCAGCAAACTGACCGATACTTCTAGCATCAACGCCAGCACCGCCACCACCCCATGTAACTGCTCCACCAGAAGTTAGTGAAGAAGTAGAGAAGGTCAAAAGACCAACTTGATACAGGTAGAAACCTACGTTGGGGTGAACAATGATTGTGTCTAGCTCATCGCCACGCTCTCCAAGAAGTGCGCGAGCTTTGGCTACGTTGGAGGCTGTCAGATAGTTGGCTTCAGCCTGACCAGAAGAAGCAGCAACTGCATAGTCACCAGCATTGCCAGAAAGAGCTGTACCAAAAAGACCGTGTAGCTGATAGAAAAGTCTTTGGCTGTTTAGCTTGTTGATTGCATCAGCAAGTTGGTTGCGGATGTGAAGCATTGGATCTTCACCAGCAGCCAAAACTGCAACGTCATCAACCGCATAGGCAAAACCTCTGTGGCAGATGGATGCAATCTGAGTTGCTGTACCAATCTTCTGAGGGGTCATGTAGCCATTGGTACTTGTACCCCAAGACGCTGTGCCATCCATGATCTCTTCTGTTGGAGAGACTGGATTGAACTCAGGAACTTGAATACGTGTACCGCCTTCCTTTGCATCAAGGAAAGGACTACGAGCTACAGCTCCACTTTTGATAAATAAACTACGCTCTTTGATTGCCTCACTTACATAGCGAGACAGATTATTCCTTTTTACGATGTCCGCGAGAAGGACACCGCCAGAATAATTCTGAAAAGGGGCTGCCATTTCAAAAAAGGGGATTTAGGTTTTCGGGGTCCAAGTCACAGACTCGGTATTAGCTTCACGGAAACTAACTAAATACCTGCCTCTCTCTTGAGCACGGCTGCAAGATCAGGGTCGGTATTTTCAAGGGTCATTTGCCTTGTAATGTTAATACTACCTTCTTTCCAGGGATTTGCCGAGCCTGGGGAGATATTTGATGTTGGTGTTGGCTTTGCTCCCATCCCTGCTGCTGTAGTTGGTTTGAAATGGTGTTCCCATCCAGAACCAGGATTTTTTAAGCTAGCTAAATATGTATTTATGTCTTGCTCAACTCCACCATTTAAAACAACAACTTTTCCATTAGCATCTCGCTTCAATTTTCCTTGAAGAAGATCTAAAGATTGTTCAGCATTAATGGCACCAGCGTTGCTGATGGCTGCTAAAGCTGCTGTTCTTGTTGCTTCTTGTTCGTTGGAACGTCTCAGATCGTCTAATTCACTTTTTAAATTGCTTATTTCTTGGCTTTGGCTTTGGGCTGTTTTGTTGGCTTCTTCCCAGAGGTCTTTCCACTGCCCTTGGTCTTCCAACTTTTGCTTCCTTTCGGCATCTGCTTTTTTGTAAACGTCGTCTAATTTACCTTTTATACCTTTAAATTTCTCGTCAGTCTCAGCTTTCTCAGCCCGAAGAGCTGCAATTTGCTGTTCATACTCTGCTTTCAGAGCATCTAAATCTGAAGCTGCTGGCTGTTGATTTGCATCAGTTTCAGCCACGGGCTGTTCAGCAGGAGTCACGGACTCAGGCTGGATGACTTTTTCTTCAATCATTATTCAGCAGCGTCGTTATCAAAAGTCGGAGATGCAACCTCTTTTTTCTGTTTCGTAGTAAGACCTTCTAAAGACTTTTTAGTTTTTGGCTTAGCTGGAGCCTTCTTTGCTGGAGGATCTAAATCTTCCGCTCTTGGGTGAGGAACAACTTCCCATTTGTAGCTTCCGTCGGGTTGTAAAACCTTGTCGAGGGAGCCTTCTGGTCCTGATGTTGGCATGGCTTAAGAGGGTTATAGATGTAGTATATCAAGACCCCGAAGAGTCGTCGAATTCGTTTGCAGAAGGTAGAACTTCACCCTGTACAAGAATCTGTCGGAACTCGTCTCTGCCTAATACACCATTCTCGAATAATGAGGTTAAAGCGGTCACATCTTGACCAATTAGACGATCAATATCGAAATCTTTGTTGATTTTAATTTCTGGGGGTTCCATTCCGAGGTATTGCGCAGATAAATTAAACGATTTTTGGAGTTTTTGCTCCATTTCCATCGCTACTAAAGACAACATCGAATTTGTGTCTACACGGTCTAAACGTCTTGCATCTGCTGATTCTGCAACAAATTTCTGTTGAGATAGAGTACTTATACCTAAAGATGCCATCTGTTTTTCTAATTCTTGGATCTCTGCTGCTTGAGCTTCAAATGCTGTTGATGCTGGCTCGACGTAATACACCTTATTGCCAGGTTGAGTCGCCATTGCATAATTAACGCTGACGGTCATATCTTTTGTCTGATCATCCCAACCCTCAAGAACCAACATCGGCTGAGAAGCAACATGAAGGCTGTGTATTAAGTCGGCTTGACGCTGAAAATGGCACAAATTTAAGTGCGCGATGTCCAAAAGCGGCGGTTTGCTGGTCAGTGTGTCCGTTTTATTTGTGTAAACGGTCACTAGAGGTACTTCTCCCAAACTAAATTCACCGGAATCAATTAATTCATAGTCTTTTGGTGTTATAGGAGCGGTAAATTGACCTGAAAAACCTGTTTCTGTGCCGTAAAGAGTTGAGTCACTCTCTTTTTGCCTATAAACACGGTATTGACCTGGTTCGATAACTCGAACTTGATTAAATACGGTCTCTCCAAATTCTCCGTCAGGTACAACTGCCTTTTCTGCTATACGAACTTGGATGAGATTCCCATAATTAACTTCTCTATCTAATCTCCATCCATAAACATTGGTTGGATCTACCTCAATCCAATAAGGACGACGGTTTTCTGCTCTTTCTTCAGCTAATGACCTTGCCCCTGTCGGAGCAGGAAAATCCACCAGGGTATGACTATGCCCGTAAGTAAGAGCACATATAAGGTGTCTTCGAGCATATTCGTCTAGGTCTGAACCACAACCATCGACATCTTTGTTAAAAACGTCAACCCAATATGAATCTCCGATAACAGAAATAGGTTTCCTTAAAACAAGACCCGCAGCCGCCCGGATTAAACGCTGCGTATAAGGCGAAAATACAGCTCGATTTACTCTTGATAAATAAGCCTCATAATCTTCGCGAGGTTCAAGAGGTAAAAAGGCTTCAGAATTATCGCGTAAGTATTCCGTCCCAAGCGTTACCGCTTTCATGATTTCCCATGCCTTCATCTGATCTAGAACAGCTCTAGTTCGAGTGAAGGGGCTATCAGCACCACCTTGAAAAGTTGTACTGACTTGATGGGTTCGGATTTTGCCTGGGACGGCATACGTCACGATAGAGACCCCTTTTTTAGTTATTTACCCCCACTAAGCAGCAGAAGTGATGGCACCATTCACCTGGAAATTCACTGTTACAGAAACAAGATCTCCTACTGAAGTGCCGAATTCAGCGCCAGTAATAATCCCGTCAAAAGTAAACTTCTTACTTGTTGAAGTATCTAAGAACAGCTCAAATTTGGCAGTTCCATCATCTTCTGTAGTCAAAACATCGTTGACGAATTCAGCAGTTTCGTCTCCACTAGCTGCTGTATAAAGCAACTCAACAGAGCCGCTGCCATCAATAAAGCCGCCGACATAACTACGTGAAGTTGCTCCTTGAGCAGTGCAATCAAGAGTGTCTTTGGATATTGAAAGACTCCAGCTCCGTGTGCTAGTTACAGCAGCAACTGTCCCAGCAGTGTTCTTGAACTTTACGGAGCCTTCTTCACCACGGAAAAAAGCCATGATCTAACCGGTAAAAAGGGGTATGGGATTAGTTTAACTGGTTGTTTCCTTATTAACAGCTTTTTTCTCAGGTTTTTTAGGGGGACATGCTGGTGGATTTTGCATTTGGTCATAATATTGTTGGCATCTGTAATCCCATAAGCCCGCTTTTCTCTTTCCCTTTAGTTCTTCAACAACGTCTAGCATTTCAGGAGTAAATTCCATAAAAATTAGTAGATTCGATAGTCAGTCTGCCCCATAGTTTGAGGTTTGGCCAAATTGAATTGTTGTAGACATAGATAACCAAATGCGTCGAAGGCATGGTCTACCCCTAAGTTCTTATTTGGTAAGCCCGTATTTGGTGCATATGTAAGTGTTCTCAAACTTTTTATTAGTTGCTTACAACGTGGGTGTATGTAAGTTCGTCTAACTCCGGTTGCGTCAAGTAACGCAGTGTTAACACAAGTTATTTTGTCTCGAATTTTCCATGGTGCTCTTGGAGTAGAGACATTAAAACCACTTCTACGCAAAATACTGTGGTCAGTTGCACCAACTCCCGCTGTTTTTCTTGCTCCTCCAGTTGGGTCTGGGCAGGCAATAATTCTTCGATCTACCCCGTATCTTCGAGTCACTTCTTCTGAAAAATCCCACGTAGTTGCTCCTCCGGTGAGGTTAATTTCATCAAACACATATAAGTTTTCCTTATCTCTCACAGCGCAGATGCCGGACATCGGGTCTACGTTGAAGTCAACCCCCAAAAGCACCGGCTGAATTGGGATGTCAACTGCTTTTGTTGATATATTTTCGTCTGAAAAAGAGACTGCAACTAGACCTGTGAGATTCTCGAAGCTGGCTTCAAATTCTTGGCGGAAAGTTCTTAGATCTAATTGAGCACGGGCTGCTTCTACTTCATCTTTTGGTACATTTCCCCCTTCAATTGTTGTAAAACTCCATCTAGACCAATCCCCCGTTTCATCCTCTGGGACGTAACACCACAAGTCGTAAAACCAACTTGCAGTTCCGTCTGGTGTGGAAATAAAGAGAGTCCACCCTTGCTTGTCAGCTAAAGCGGGTCTGATTACCTCAAACCAGACCTCAGAATCCATAAATGCTGCTTCGTCTAAAACCACTCCCGCAAGACTTCGCCCACGTAGAGCCATTGCGTTTTCAGTTCCTTTTAATTCGATCGTGGATTTATTGATTAATTCAATCTTTAAATCGGTTTCGTTCTTCGATTGAATCCATTCTTTCGGTACTAAACGCTTTATTTCTTTCCAGGCAATGTCTTTTGCCATGCGGTATGTGGGGGCACAATAGAAATAAGTTTCCCCTGGTCTATTTATTGCTGCGCGGATTAATTCGATGCAAGAAAGATAAGATTTCCCAAAACGTCTTCCCGCAACTAATACTCTAAAGCGTTTGGGACTGTTGAAGACTTCCCCTTGCGCCCACCGGAGAGTAAGAGGTTCTGCATTTTTTACTGTCATACTGTATAGAATAGCTGGATATTTAACCCCTACCCCTATGAATGGGCCGAATTCCCCTGGGGGAGTTATTATCCTGGTGTTAGTAACTGCCTCTCACGCCCGTGGCTGAAGCATATTTCCCCAATCCAGACGATTTTCTAGAGACACCGATCAATCCTAAGCACGAAGGAAAGAAGGTAGGTCGAAGAAATCCCGATGCTGTTATAGAGATGCGAAGGCAGCGTCTTTATAAACGACAACTTGATGGTTTGACAACGCGCCAGCTCGTTTTGGAGCACGCGGCCAAAGAGAATATCGGGGTTAGAACTGCCTGGTATGACTGGGAGCAGGTGAATAAGTGGAATGAGGAGGATTGGCAAAAAGATCGGGAAAATATGTTATCTAGATTGCAAAGTATGAGGTGTCGGTTATTTGAAAAAGCGGTAAGAAAAGGGCAACTTCAAACGGCGGCCCAGATTCTTGATTCCTTGGGGAAAGTTGTTGGGGAGAGTGTGGAAACTGTCAATATTAATGCGCCTGAATTAGCGATCAGAGTTGAGTCCAAAAAGAGCTAATGCTTAATTGGTTAGGAAGCTTTTTCGTTTATAGGTCTCCAACGGGGCATGAAAACTTCTTAATGATGCTCCCTTCAAGGACTTTGAAGAAGCTGGCGGGTACGCAAACGCATTACTCGAAAAAGAAACTTATCGAAATAATTTTGACTAATCGAAGTCACTAGTGTAGTATATAGATGTAGTAAAGAAGAGCTTATTTCATGGTTATTCTGTAGGTTCCCCCGCCCCTGCCGAGCGCCAAGGATCGCCGGACCCGCCCCCCACCGGAAGGGTGACGGTCCGATGATCGGCACATAAAGGGCGCGGCTTATCTACCGTAGACCCGCAGGCGGCAAAGGGCTTCAGGATTTCCGGCGCGGCGGCACGACTCCAAAGCGCGCGCATCCTCGGCGGCAAAAAGTAGGGAGGGGAGAAAAATTGCCGAGGCGGCGAGGGTGAGGGGAAAAAGATTTTTCATGTTGTGGGGGAGGACCATGTGGATGGTGGTTGCCTCTTGCTTCTATACTACACTACAGCCAGCTTGCAGCATCACGGCCTTAATCTTCTGTAACAGTCACGGCATGGGGACAGGTAGCACAAGAGAAAGAGGGGGCGGAGGCTTTACAGGAGAACTGCAAGGAAGAAGAGAAAACGCCAGCGATCAGCCATAGATAACCGACGCCAACGCCTGACCATATAAAGTCATATCGAAATTTTTAACCTCATATAGAAGCTCCTGTCTACTAACCTCAACGCCGCAAATCTCGCAGCTAATACCATCTGGAAAATACCAGAGCAAACGAACATCAGAACAACAAGGAGTCTTGACGAATCTGCCGAGGTTCCAATCGCCAGGGACAACACCAAAGGAGAAGACACGAAGCCCAGGAGAATAAGGAATAAATTTTTTAATTCCTTTTTTCCTTAGCTCCAGATCCTCATCATTTAGTAAGAGCTTGTGGCAGTTGAACCTGAACTCTGCCTCGCTTAATCCGTTTGGATAATTCATAACTGCTCTAACCTTCCTAAGCTCTCACCAAAAATCGCCTGGCTTAGTAGATCGGTAGACCTTGCCCTATAGCTAGTAACTGCAAAGTGCTCGTCTCTCTCCTTGATCCTTGGCAGATCTGAAGCCACGACCAATGCAGACAAATAAAAATAAGCTTCCCTAATACTCAAGCCCGCTTGCATATCATTACAACCGGAAGAGCCAGCAAGACGGCGACAGACGCACCAGCCAGAGGGTCGATGCTCTGCATAAATATCTAGACCGTGGATAGATAGAACCTCGCAGGCTAAGTCTTCAAGATCTCCTTTTTTAATTCCCATGACTAGGCGACCTCCTGCTTAATAGATGTATATAAAGAACGATCTAAAGGTATAGACCAATCCCAGTCTTGAAATAAGATTTCACTATCACCAAAAGAATAAAACCACTTGCCGCCCTTCTGATAGATAGACGCGCCAGGCTTTAGCAGTTCTAGCAACATGTTCAATCTAGACTTAGTTGTGTCTGTCCTATAGACCTTTCCGGTAATACTATTACGGGTATTTAATCGAAACTGTCGCCGCTCAATATCTAAAACACAAATAATGGTTTCATAAAAAGAAACAAGAATCAAAGAACCATCAAGACGAATAGACACGTTGCCAGGAGCCTTGAAAATCTCGTTAGTGTCTGTTAGTTCATTATTAAGAACCTTAGAAGTGTGGCGAGCCAAGGCGGTACTAAATACCCCCATAATTTGCTGCTCTGTTTTGTTCATGGTAGCTTTGGGTGTGCTTAAGTAATACAATAACAGAAGGGTGAAACAATCACACAGAACCGCGTAACACTCAGTAACAATACACCAAACCCATTGCAGCGCAAGGGATACAAAAACAAGTGCAAAAATTCAATAATGATAATTATCATTGATAATTGCTTTTTATGTCTTCTCATGTAATACTTAAGAAGCAACAGCGGCCACCCGAACCGCACCACATACAAAACACTATGGACAAAAAAGCAGGCTTGAAACTGATAGCCGATCTAATGGAGATCAACCAAGACGATCCAGACAAGACCAAGCACACAAGAAAACAGGTTGTAGATCTACTACATGAAGATCACAACATCCCTATTCCCACGGGTTACAAGTGGTTTAAATCCTGGGAAAAAGATACAAAATGGGAAGACCCAGAGCACAAAAAGACGAACCAAGCACTACTAGATAAAAATTTAGTAATTTCCTCCTTACGTCATTTGTTTTGTCAAGCTGAAGCAAACGAGGACGCGGAAGCAATAAGAACAATTGGAAAAGATTTAATTACAGCTCACAAAACATCTAGGAGCTTTTAAACATGAGCACACCCAAAGACTACGAAGCAGACCGCGAGGATCTGGAAGCCTGGTTGGAATACGAACCAGACGAGATCCCTGACGACCTCACAGACGAAGAAATCGACCAGATGCGCGAGGATCTGGAAGCCCGTGAATACTGGAGTTACAGCGGTCATCCATCACTTACGCCCCAGCAAAGGAACCCTTCACTATGAAACTATCCACCCTAGAAAAACATATAGAGGAATCTTGCTTGTCTACTCCAGACCTCGCAAAACTTGCCGTATTGGTTACGCACCGGCTTAACAGAAGAGCGGCGACCATGTTGGCCGTCATGTATGAGCAAACCGAAAAAGACCTAATAGAGAGATTCAGCAAAAAGGATCTAATAGAAAGGGCGTTCCAGGCGGCACTACTCGCAGACACAGAAGCTAAAACAGAAACAGCCCTAAAAGCCTTGGCATCACTGGTTTCTGACAAATGCCTACAAATGGAAGCCTTAGATGAGTTATTCGACTGGAAAAGATGCCTAAAAAATTGTAAAAAGGAGGAAAACTAAATGCACCTAACAACGGACCAAGGGCTAGCCCTAAAAATAAAAATTAAAAAGGCTGAACCCCAAAAACCACACAACAAACCAGGGTTAGAAGAAGCTGACAGAATAATGCAACAAGTCCAAGAGGAATGGGACGCCCAAGGCATTAACCAACACGTCATAGAGTTTCGATACCTAAAAGGCGGGCTCTTGTCGAGCTACTACACTGACACCCTTTTAGAACACGACCCAGACACCGGATTATGTCTAGACGGGAACCGATGGGAATATCAAAGCATTGACAAAGACAAATTTAAGGCAGTAATAAAGTATATAGAGTCAAAAATTGAGTAATCCTTGTTCTATTTTGAAAGATGAGAGGCGACTAGCTTTAGATTCGCCTCATCTTTTTACTGTGATTTGTCAGGTAGACAAAGACGAACCAGTCAGAACTTTTACGACTTACGCAATATCAATCTTTCAGGCTATGGCAAATATAAGAACACATACCAACAAAACAAATCTAAAGCCTCTTAGGTGGCATTTTTCTATTCCTCCGAATATGGAATTATTTGCATGTGGGGAATACGTGCCAAGCAGACATACGGAATTCCCTGAAAATATTCTGCACCGTTAGGCAGCGGCACCGAGATCCAGCATTGCCAAATATTCAGAAAATCTAGTTCTAAATCTATCTTCAGACGCCATAAGCTCAAGACGATCCAGCACCTTTACATCCGGTGGTCCTGATCTTCGGGCACAGACAATGATCCCACCTTTTGCCTGTAATCCCGTAAGACGCTCCAGTCCAAGGCTGTAGGCTCCCAATTGGTCATAGTATTGACGGTACATTTTTTCTGATCTTTTATTTTGAGAGGTCTTCCAATCCAAAATGTATGGTCCTGTTGAATGCCCATTTTCATAAACATCCACAAGACAATCACACGTTCCAGCGAATCCATGAATGGCAGATTTCTTGCCGTGAATGGCAGTTTTGGGGGTGTAATGAATGGAAAATTCGACAGCATGAATGGCACTTACTCGTTCCAGGATAAATCCACGTAAGCCTCTGGCGTAGCCACTGGCTGACCACGCAACCTTCGGTGCTGAATTGACTGACTTTTGTAACGCCCATGTGGTGATTTTTGGTGGGCATCGCTCCAGCCCATCCCCAGTTGTACTCCAGGTTCCTTTTTTGTTCGCAACTTGGCGACTAAGTTTCGCTGAAGTTTTGAGCAGATACTCTGCATGTGAGTGAGCAAGATGCCCTCTTGTACAGGCATTATCACGCTCCAGGGCAGAATTGGGTCTACTACTCCATCGTTCCAGCGCATCTTTTTGTTCTTTGGGGGCGGTTTCGTTAAGGATATGGGTTACAGAGCTATAAACATTCCCTTTGTCATCTCTATAAACCCTATGGGGAAATTCCGTATTGGAATCATCACGTACCAGCTTCCACTTTCTTAAACCAGCTAGAGCGTTCTGTGCGTCTAACGTTACATTAGTGGGCATTAAGATACACGTTCCCATAATTACTATACCTCATTAGGCGGATCTGGGAATAGGTGGGGGTAATATTTTCTTTCTGCTGCTTTCCTAGCGGCTATAGCTTCGTCTAAGGAATCTCCTCTGTACACAAAGATCTTTTTCTTCTCAAAAGTTATATAGGCTCTCCATTTATTACCTTTTTTATCAAAAATTACACCTTTATACCCAGATTTAGAGTCACTCCTCAACTTTGTATTTAATTGTTGTTCGGCATTGGATAGTAAACGTAAATTACTTAACTTATTATTAGTTTTATCTTGGTCCCTATGGTCTACCTGGAGTAAACCAGGATTTTTCTTCGTACCCAAGTAGTAACAAAATCTATGTAATTGCCATACTTCATTAAGGAAATCGACCTGTATATACTTTCCCTTACTATCTAAACGCTGAATAATATTGCCTGTATGTTTATTTATCACAAAACCTGTATCAGGATTGTATTTAAAATGCTCCTCTAAAAGAGATAAAGAAGGTAGAGGTTTTGATACGGTCATTCTGGTAAAACTTCAACAGTGGATAAATAAGCAATGGCTTCTTCCATGTCATTGCAAAACTTGCAGGAACCTAAATAACAGGCAAGGAAGCGAGTAAATTCCCGCTTCCCTCCTGGCAAGTTGTACGAATGAACCGTTCCACCAAGCTTTGTGGTTTGGATTAGTTCAGGTACATGTGACATTAGTTTTCTTTGAAAGGATTTCCTCCTGAAAGTAGACGGGAAATGTCAAATCCGTCAGCCTGTGCTGTTTCCCAGGCTTCTTCAATCACCGCTTCGTCCTTCTTCTTCTTGGGGAAGATACGAACTTTATATTCAGTGTTTAGACCTGAACCCTCCTTATCTATGACAAAAACAACATCAAGGATGCTTTCATAGTCATCCCCGTTTTCAATCATGTTGCTAATAGCATCCAACTCACGATTAATGGAAGCTTTATCACAAGCAAAAACTTGAACACACTTATTGTCGTAGCTGTAAATAGGAGCAGCAAGATTAAATAAGACTGGTCCAGGTCCATCATTATTGAAGTTAGGTCTACGAACCCATTGAGTTCCTAACTCAGCTTCAATATCTTCAGGAGTTGGTTCTGTGGTGAATCTGCAAGGAGTGGAAATAATCTTTCCCCTGTCATTAAGTTTTCCCTCACTGTCTTGAAGCCATACTTCCCAGTATTCAAGAGGCTGATCAGAAAGTAGAGCGAATCGAGCACTTGAACCTGTAGGGATTCTTCCAGGATTCAAGTAACCTCCAGTTGACTTGACAGCAACGGCTGAAGAGCCTGCTTTTGATAGAAAAGGCATAGTAGAAATTGCGATGAGCGAGTGCTCTGTGCCTAACTACTGTAGCAGTGTGTCAGAATCCGTGCAACAGGTTACAATGTAAAAACCCCCAAGGCGGGAATAGCCTTGAGGGTTAAAACGAGTCCGATTACCCAAAGGAATAGTAGCACAATGCAACTCATTGATTTCGTTAAACAGCTTCCAGATAATTTGGTCTATGCACCCATTTATAAGAAGGGCGCAAAGATGCTTTCAGGAAGAGAAGCAACAGGTAAAAATCCATTAGAAGCAGCGTTCCAGAGAAAGTTCAAACCTGCGGATGTTGCTCTTGAATTAGAAAGAAACTCCAGCCTTGGAGCTGTTGGCCTCTTCACAGGTATTCGTGGAAATGGTGTGGTCATTCTTGACTGCGATAGGAACCTTTCTGCTCTCAAGAAAAAGTGGGGAGATTCTCTAAAAGGTGCTCCAGTTATTACAAGTACCAAAAGAAACGCAGCGAAATATGTCTTCTACGTTCCAGAAGAGTTATGGGGTGAAGTTCAAGGGCATGGACTAAGTGAAGCCACTGGAGGCTGTTACGAACTCCTGTGGGGCAGACAGGGAGTCATTTTCGGTGAGTACCCAGGCGGAAAAGTATCCGAAGAAGGTACTTATGGCTTTAAAGGGGATTTGGATAGTATCCCTGTGGCACCGGATTGGCTTTTAGCCGAAATGAAGGTGCAAAAAGCTGGAGATGGAAAGGGTTTTGTAAAAAATAGAAAGGGACTTGATTTATCAGACAGAACAGAAGAGGAAATCGCTCAAATTATTCAAGAGTGTCTAAACGTTATCCCCCATCAAGGAGCAGGAAGTAGGGATCACTGGATTCAAATAGGGATGGCGATCCACTCGGAACTGCCTAACGATCTTGGTTTAACTCTTTGGTCTGCTTGGTCTGGTGAAGATCCTGAGTATGCAGATGAGTGGGAAGGCGATAAAAATCCTTGTGAAGAACCTTGGGGATCTTTCAAGCAAGGAGGAATCGGTCTAGGAACTCTTATTTGGTTAGCGGACCAAGAAGATCCGAAGAGGGCGCGATTTCAAGAGTCCAGCAAGTCAATTATTGAGAAGGCGGAGGCACGTCAAGTACAGGAAATTCGTACATCGACACTCCCATTTGTGGAGGTGATTAAACAAGCAAAAACAATACTAGAACTAGACAATCCCGCAGAGATGAATTACAGACTTAATTCTCTTGCGCTCCAGGCTGGTTATAGGGATCAAGTTGCACTTGAAAAACTCATTGTTGATCAGATTCAATATGAGGGTGCAACTGGATTGATGAGCATAAAAGACCTAATGGGTATGGAGGGTAAAAGGGACTATTTGATTCCTGATGTACTTCCTACTCCCTCGGTTGTTCTTATTTATGGAGCAGGTGGTGATGGTAAATCGATGAGTGCTTGGGCAATCGCAAAACATATAGCGACGGGTCAACCCTTTATCGTTCGAGGTAAACCTGTTCCTGTTAAAAAAGGACCAGTTCTTCTCTTGAATGGCGACCAACCACTTATCCAGTTGAAAGAGCAATTGGAAGAAGTGGACTTCCCAATTGGAAAGAATACGCATATACAAACTGATTGGTCGCTCCAACGTTATGCCCAGTTTGTCAATTTGATGAACAAGATCAAGCCGAGTCTTGTGGTGATTGACTCTCTGATTGGTTGTAGTGGTGGAAGGGCATTTGATGAGAACAAATCTGACTTTGCCACTCCCCTTTATTGGTTGACACGAAATAACGGTGTTCTGTTTCCAGCCACAACAATTCTCCTGATTCACCATGCGAATAAGACGGGTGGTTTCCGTGGGACCAGTGCAATTCGTGATGCGGTGGATGAGACCTGGGCGTTAAAGATGCCTTCGGAAAAACAGTTGGAAACAGTAGGTACACAATCTCGAATTATCAAAGTGGAAAAATCCAGAAGCGGTAGATCTGGTACTTCCCTCATTATGAGGATGGAAGATGACCTGAGTTTTAGCGTCAGTGATTACACCCCAGAAATAGATCAAGAGGATTCTTCACCTGCTGGAATTATTGATCGAGTACTTCACAGGTTGAGGGTTGTTCACCCAAATGAACGAACCAGGTCTGATTTAAATTCTGATCCTCTTGTTGGTGGAAAAGTAGAGGCTATTAGAAAGTCGCTCCAGCGTTTAGAAAAGAGAGGATTGATTGAAGTCAAACACTCTCCAAAAGGAAACATATATAAAGCAGTCCTCGCGCGTGGAGAGGTTGTAGATAGTCGTCCCACCCCAGTAAAAGCTAGTAATGAAGAGGAATCTGGTACGGGACAGCCCCCTGAGACACAGTCAATTTGTCCCACCCCTGGTACAGAAGCCTCCGTCCCACCCCCTTGTCCCAAGCCAGATCCCAGTGGTGATGAGGAAAGTGCTATGAATGGGACGTTTGAGAAATATCCCCGCGCGCGTGAGAACGAAAGAACAGATGGGGAGTTGACTAGATTGAAGAATGAAGCGGATGCCTTTTGGACTACATGAACCATAAAAGCACTCAATTGGCAGTTTATGAAGTTCCATACAAAGGTGGTCCAGCCGCTTCTGTTAGGTACACCACTTATGCCGAAGATGGGAAGCCCTTAGCTGTGGAACAAATAAATTACCCAGCAGATGCCTTGGGTTTAGTTACTTTCGATAATGAAGCGACAGCGGCTTTAGAAATGGGGATTGATGTTTCTATCATCACTAGGGTTGATGTAGAAATGTTTCCAGAGTTGTCTAAATACACTACTCTGTAGTACACTAATAGAGTAACTGGGGTACATCCCCAACCAAAAAAGACCAATTCATGAATGAATACAAAAAGCTTGAGCTGATGCTCAAGGACTTCATTCTCATGCGAAAGCGTGAAGAAGAAAGGCATCAAATTGATGCACACCTACTTCCACAGACATCAGATATCTTGGACGAAGTTATCGGGCTTCTCGAAAATGAGTTAGATGCCTATGAGGAGGGTTATCAATGAATCAGCACGAAACGTACTGGACGCTCCAGACAGCCATTACATATGGCGGTGGTTTTATGAACCGCTTGGCGGGTGCTGCTTTAGCCGCTGATGCGGACAACAAAGCCAAGATTTTTAAAACCTGGCCTGAACTTATAGAAAAATACGGGCCTAACTCTGCTTTATATGTCGGAGTTGATCATGGGGGTGATTTCAATGCCTACAAAAAATAAAAGAATGCAGGTAACGCCTTGGGCTTTAACCCTTAAACACATAGAGGAAAAAGCTAAAGAACTAGGTTGCTCTGCGAGCGCATATGCAGGTCATGTACTTAACCAAAATTATATAGAGAGCCTTAAAGCCAATGACTAACTTCAAAATATACTACGGTATTGAGTATCTCCATAAGCTCAATACATCGATCAGTATTGCCTTTGATACTGAAACGCTCCAGCTTCAGCCTGAGATAGGGAAACTTAGACTTATTCAATTAGGTTCCTTAGTTGACGAAACAATAGTCATCATTGATTGTTTCAAATTAGAAGAGCAGGATTGGGAAACCCTTGATCTCTTCTTTGAAAATGGTGAACGTTTTTGGCTAGCGCATAACGCAGTATTCGATATTGCCTGGTTACAAGAACACGCTATTAATCCCCGTGGAAAAATTGGCTGCACAATGCTTGCTAGCCGTCTTCTGTCTAACGGGATACCAGGGATGAAGCACGGTCTGAGTGATCTTATGAGAAGGCATTTGAACATAGATCTATCTAAGGAACAACAACTTTCAGATTGGAGTGCTGAAAAACTTAGTGAAGATCAACTCATTTATGCAGCTAGAGATGTAGAAGCTTTATTAGAGCTAGATGTATTACTAACTAAAAAACTTCTTATAGGAAATCTCAACATTGCTTATGCGTTGGAGTGCAGGGCGATACCAGCTCTCGCTCAGATGTGGAGAACAGGGCTTCCCTGGAATCCAAAAGCCTTAGAACAGTGCCGTGTTGATTATGAATATGACGCTAAGGAAATGGGTACAGAGTTTTTAAGGGAACTTGATATAGCTCTGCCTGAAGAACACAAACTTCCTAGAGAAGGTGACGCAAAGATTGCACTCTTAGAACATAAATTGTCTGAAATGGGGCACGATCCAGTTGATCGGAATCGTTGGCTAAACGATTTATCTGAGTTAAAAGAAATGCGTGATGTGGCTCCGTTTAATCTCCGTTCCAAAGATGAGGGGTCCATCCGTTTAGGGACTAAAAAGTACAAGGGTTTCAATATCAATAGTCCTAAGCAGTTACTCGATAAATTCACAGCAGTGCTGGGCTTCACTCCTACGGGAGCTGACGGAAAGCCCAGCGCCTCACGGCAAGCGCTTAGGGGATTCGCTGCTGACCATGAGGTAGTCCAAAAATACCTCACATGGAAGAGAACTGAAAAGAGGAGACAAATGATTACTTCTATCCAGGAAAAAATGGATATTGATGGATACGTCCGAGCGTCATATATGCAACTTGGGGCAGATACAGGTCGGATGAGTTGTATCAAACCAAATAATCAACAGATACCTAGAGATGCTTCATTTAGACAATGTGTTGAGGCTCCAGAAGGTTACTTACTTGTGGATGCTGACTTCAGTCAAATGGAACTGAGATTGGCGGCGGCACTTGCGAATGACGTAAAGATGAAGGAGGTTTTTGCTGCTGGAGAGGACTTACACACCTACACAGCAGAAGCAATGGGATGTGATAGACAAATAGCTAAGTCAGCTAATTTCGGTCTTTTATATGGTGCTGGTTGGGAAGGTCTTCGTAATTATGCAGGCGGAAATGGAATAACAATGACAGAAGAAGAAGCACGAAAAATAAGAGGAGACTGGTTATCTACTTATGACGGCATAAAAGCTTGGCAAGTGGAGAATCAGTTGTTATCTCAAAAAACAGAACATGATGAATGGGCTGAAGTACGTATCCCTGTTTCAAAAATGCGCCGTTTCCTAAAGGGAGATTTAAACAAAGTTACAGTCCGATGTAATACACCGATCCAGGGTGCGGGTGCTGCGATTCTTAAGTGTGCACTGGGGAATTTATGGCCCAAGGTTAAGAATGCAGGAGAAGATACAGTTCGAATTGCCGCAGCAGTTCATGACGAAATCTTGCTACTTGTACGTGAAGAAACAGCAGATGAATGGGCCGCCGTACTAAAACAAGTAATGGAAGAAGCAGAGGCCAAATGGTTGGGTGATATTCCCTCTTTGGCTGAAGTTTCTATTGGTAAAACTTGGAGGGAAGTCCATTGATCGCAGTTGCTCGAACAGCTAACGGATGGCGTATACGTCAGAATGAAAACGAGCTAGGCTATTACAGCAGTCTCTCAGACGCGATGGATGTCGCCTACACAGAAGAGTGGAAGACAAATAGTTCTAGAACTATTGAACAAGGAAATTCAACTGGCAATGACAGCCGATCTCCATAGAGCTGCTGACTTTCTTAAAGGAGCCAGAGAAATTAGAGCTGGCTCTAAGAAACAGCGAAAACTTTCTAGAGAAGCTCAGCGCAATGCTTGGCAGAAAAAAGTCGATTCTCCCGCTAGGTGGTAGAGTAGTACAACTACAATTGCCCCATGGCTCTGAGACACGGAAACAAAACGTATCTTCAGATCTTGCTTGACCCTCATCGAGCAAAATTAGTCACTGAAAGGGCTAAAGAGAACGGACAGCGAGCTACTGCTTGGATAAGAGACGCTGTTTACAAAGAGCTGGAACGTCAGTTACCCGCTTCCATTTACAAAGAGGCCCGATCCAAGGATGAAGCGGTTTGGCGAGAGTCAGTCCGTCGTCGAGTGGAGGGCCGAACGACCCTCAACTCACACAATGAAACACCTGACCCAGAAATGCCCTGACTGCAACGGTTTAGCCGCAAGAGTTGTATGCACTAAGACAGGAGAAGATGGTGTGGTTATAAGAAGAAGACGTTGCGATATCTGCAACCATCGTTGGTACACCGTTCAGTACCCAGAAGCTGTAGTAAAAGGTAGAGAAGTTAAATGGAAGAATTCAGGTACTAAAGCCTATTTTGCCCCTTCTTAATGAGATTATCTATCTCCATCTCTAAGTAACCAATCCTGTTAACTGCTTGCTCAAGCAGTTTTGATTGATACCTAGTCTGCTTAAGCAGCATTACGCAAACACGTGCCACGTGTTCTGCACATTCATGGTTTTCGATGTTATGAGCTTCTTTCTCTATAGAGAGAGTCTCCTCATCTGTAAATTTGACGTCTAGCCAATCTCGGAAATTCATGTAGGGCTCCGCTATTCGCAGATCCGCTTCTCCTGTCTCCACTGGTGACAACGAATCTGTTGATTTCTGATCTCTAAGCAATGTTCGCAAAGACACAAAGGCCTTCGACTTTCTACCTCATCTTCAGGTAGTGAATCAATACTATCATCAGTTTTCAACAAAGCACTCAAACTTCTAGTCCGAACTGCTTTCTCCATTTTTCATAGATCACTATTTCCTGGTGTAATCCAGTAAATAATCCGTGCATGGGATGATCAGGATCATCAGATCGTTCATCCATTTCATACAACTCGTTCATTCTGTCGGCTTTTGCCTGCTGTTCTTTGACCCACTCTGGCCCCATAACTGTGGACATGGCGCGGTCACTATCTTCCTTATTCATAAAGTTGTTACTGCGATAACCCAGGATAAAAGAAATTGCTATAGTTGGCTTGGAGGGAAGACTAGACCCATTAACGAGCTGTTGAATCAGCCTCCGCTCTGTTGGAGCGTCGGTCAGCTCTCCACCAAATCCCAGACCTGCGAAGTCCTACGTCGACCAGCCGCCTGGGTATAGGCAGACCACGAATCGGTGCGTCCGTTGATACAGGTCACTGCAACATCCGTTTTCCTGTTGCTCTAAGCGATACTCTTCGGAGGAAGGTTAGAGAGACCGAAAGGTTGGAGGGATCAAGCTTTTAGTCAGGCTTGGTAACGATCCACAGGTTTCCTAGGAAAGACTCTTCAAAGCCCTCGTAGTCGACTGCGGGGGTTTTGTTGTTTGGCAACTTCTTGCTCCAGTCGATTTAAACGATTAAATATCTCTCGAATATCACGCTCTCTACGGTTAGAAACATTAGCCAAAAGCATCAATAAAGCACTGGCAATAGCACCAATGATTGCCGCTGTGATTTCATTCATTTAATGTAGTAGCAATTCGCTCTTAATCATGCCTGAGCAAACAACTCCTGTAGACCCCCAAACGCCCGAAAAGAAAAAGGGCGTCATTGGTTACATCAAAGAGAAGATGGAAGATAAAGAAACCCAATTTGAATATATAAGTGTACTGGTTAGGCTTATGGTAGTTATTTGGAGTGGCGGAATTGTCACCCTTAACTATATACAAATACCTGGTCTAACATCAGGTGAGAAGCAGGATATCACATTTCCTGCGTCGCTCCTAGCTGGAGGACTTGCTAGCTTCGGCTTAGAGAAATCTGGACAAAAGAAAGGTGACGGAACTTATCAAGTAGAAAAAGATAAAGCAGAAAAAGAAAAGTTAGAAGGAACTGCCAACGGTGTGCCTTATCAAACCATTCGGATTGAAACTCCTATTAAACTAGTGACTGCTGATGGAGTTACCGTTTTGGATTCGACTCCTAAAAAATCATGACTGACCAAAGTCTTTCATTGGATGCGTCCCAGGAAACTCGGATTGTTGTCCAAGCTCTCAAAATCCAAAGATGCGAAGAAAAGATTTCTGACCTTAATGAACGGGTCAGAATTTTGGAACGCAA